GCGGCCATGGGAGCGCGTAGCTCAGCCGGTAGAGCACGTGACTTTTAATCACGGGGTCCTGGGTTCGAGCCCCAGCGCGCTCACCAACAAATTCAACGACTTGACAACAACTCGATCCGTCTCCCTGCCCTTCCGGGTAACAACCAGGGTAACTCAATAAGCGACAAAAAAAGCCCGCCCGAAGGCGGGCCTTTGGTATCCGAACGTCTAGGCGGCTTTAGCTACGGTCACAGCGTCTAACCTGAGGATCGCCGCCAATAGATGACCGAGGTCGATCGCACCGTCGTCCAGGCTTTCAAGGAAGTCGCGCTTTGCCTCGCTCTCTGCCGCGGTCGTCGCGCGCGTGGCGATGACGGTGTGCTCGATGCCCATCGTTTCGGAGGCAATGGCTTGATAGGCTCGCGAGCTCGCGGCGGCATCGCCGCCAGCCGCGTAGAGGGCGTCGAGCTGGCGTTGCAGATCGGCGTGGCGGTCAATCAGGATTGTGATGGTGGTCATGATTCGGCTCCAGGCGCCTGAAAGACAAACCCGACCAGCACCGGGCGCCATAGGCGCGGGTCGAGCTGGTCTCCTTGACTGGGGCGCCGGGAGAGCTGCGAACTCACTATCGGCGATGGAAATTTGCCTGAGCAGCGGCGCCGATGTCAATCCTGAGCTTCCAAACAATCGAATTGCACCAGTTAGGTGCACTCCCTAATGATCAAATTCAAACAAGCCTGAGGAGGCACTTTTCAATGGTGAAATTTATTACACTGACAGAGGTCAACTCGGACTTGATCTATGTGGTGAACACTGACCACATCGTCCAATTCTCGCGCGACAAAGGCGCAACATATACGCTTGTCGATCTGAGCAACGGGAAGAGCCACACCGTCAAAGAGACCCCGGCCGACATACGGATGAAGCTTGGCGCCTGATTTTTGCATCTGCGGCCGATCGGAGAACGGGCCTTGACCCTAAACTTGGCAGGAGGCGGCGATGAGTGAGCGAGATGACATCGAGCGTGCGATGCAGCGCCACCTCCAGACGGTTCATGATCTCGCCGTCAAGATCATCGATTCAAGCGATACCGGCCAGCGGGCTTTTGTGACCGCTGCCGGCGTTCTAGCGGCAGTGATCCACTCGACCACTGTTGCTGACGACCGCGAACAGGTCGTCGATGCTGCGATGGATGCGTTGCGCGATCACCTGAAGCTACTGGACGAGCTGGCTGGCTTCGGTGAAAAACTGAATTGAGGTCCCTACCCGGAATGCGAGAAGAAATCGAACAATGGCTTCGTCTCAAGATGGTGCGCGGCAAATATTCGGCTGGCTTGGTGTCCGAACTGACTGCTCACTATGTCAATCGGACTCTTCATGTTCACATGATCCTAGATGAGATTGCCAATCTTGAAGGTGCGGCAGGAGCTAAGCGATCTATGACGGAAGACGCTAAACCGCTCGGTGGTCCGCTAGCCGGTCTCTGGCACAAGCACTTCATGCAACCAGCCTACATCGCGCAGAACTTGAAGAACTATTGGACGCCAAAGCGGCTTGGGCGGGCCGCTCGCAAATACCCAACAGAGCAACTATTGTATCAGGTCATTCTTGGGGGCTACGCGGCAAAAGCCGGAAATGCGGCACCGAATGCGCAGCCGACCCTGACCGGCGAGTGGATCGTCTATGCCAAGCAAGGTGGCTGCAACTACTATCTCACACTTGGTCTGCACGGCCACGATCTGAGCATCTGGGAGCGCTGCAAGGCGTGCGCTGCCGAATTTCCGGAACTTATTATTCTTCGTAATGCCACTTGATGCAGCGCCGGGAGCTGTCGGTTTTTAGGCATCAGACCGGGAGAGCGTGATCTCCTCGTTTAGCAGTCGCGTCAATTTTTCGCAGCAGAAATGAACCGTCCGGCAACTTTCCGAATACGGATACAGCGGATCGCCGTACGACACACCCAAAAAACCAATCTGGATCGGATCGTCTGGTGCGAACGTGTCGAGCGCACGTTTCATCAGCGGCATCTCTGTCCTGATGACGTCGAGCTGGATGCCGGCTTCGATTGGAAGCAACGCCATTTGGTGCCAGGCCTCCTCTATTTCCGGCGGTTCGTCTAGCCTGATCGCATAGGACATGACAGTTCTCTTGCTACCTTGTCGGGACAAGGCCTTGTGCACGTCCTCAGCTCGTCTCCCGAGCTTCCCAGAGGCAAATCGCAGCCGAAGAAGTATTCCGATTTTTTGCCGATTAAGCTCGCGCCGCTCTTTGTCTCTATCGAAGTAAACCTTCGCCATCGCCCCCTTGTAAGCCATAGTACCGCCAGCGAGCGCAAGGATAGCCGACATGAACGTCTGCCAATCCTTCAAATGAAAATCATCGCGCCAGCCGACAGCAGCAAGCACCACTATGAGAGTGATGCCGACCAACGTCGCAATTCCGGGCCATGCGGGCTTTTGAAGCATTGAGGAAGCCTGCCCCACGCGCATCCAAGATAGAAGCAGGCCCGACAACAACTTTGTGGATAAGCTGCCTCCGCTCCGAAAATAGCGGTCGGGCTTAAATGAGGTTCATCGCAGCCAACGTTTCACGCTCGCGCTTCTCACCCATCACGGCGCCGCAGAAGGTCTCCACCGTCCGGCTGGCAAGGTCGGGACCAACCAATGGCGCAAGCTTGCCTCGCAGTCTCTCGCCCAGCTGGCTCAAGCGCTGCAATGTTTCTTCTTCCGGCTTGCCAGTCTCGAAGGTCGCGATCTCTTCCGCGCTGTTGATCATGGTGTTTACGAAGTCGCGAACAGCATCACTCATTCGTCGTTTCCCTCGTCATCACCGCCCAGGATGTCCTCCCCCAACTCCTTGAGAGCGTGCCCGGCGCGATGCGCCAAATCCAAGATCTCCCGGGCATCGCGAGCGTGCCTGCCGTGGCCTTCGAAAGCTGCAACGGTGACAGCCGTTGCCATACGCGCAATCTTGTCCTCGCTGGAAATCGCTGAGCTTCGCAGGAACGAGCGTGGCGGCATCCTGGACGTGCCCATTTCGAGCCAAACCGCCCGGTCTAGATTTGAGCCGACCGCGCCCTCGTTACCCGCAACGGTATACTCGATAGAATCGCGTAGCTCGCCGGTACGTAGCAACGGCTTTGGCGTAGGGAAACCGTGTGCCTGCTTGTCGGCGATCGTGCTTTGCGCAAGGGGTGCCCAGAGCTCGTGCTCCTTCCCAATAGCACGCTTGGCCTTCTTCTGGACCATCTGGCACGCTCGCTCCACAATCATCGGCCCCGACGCTTGGATATCGCGCTCGATCGCTGTCAGCTCGGCAGCGAAGCCCAGTAAGGAAAACTCCTTCATCGTCAAACCTCCGCTACGTAGCCACGCGCCCAGCCTTTGCCGCGCGCGCTGTGATCGATGTGGTGTAGCCGCTCATCCCGAACTGGTGGTGAACGGCGTCAATGTCGTATGACTGGTCGAAATCCGTCCCCGATAGCTGCAACGCCATGCCGGCGGATACCGATGGATCACCGACGACGGTCGCGCGCACGGTCAACTCGTGTCGCGCGCGCTCCATCGCCTGCGACTGAGCGTGCTGCCGCACGTGGTCAATTTCGAGCGTCGGGATGTGGTAGTTGTAGGAGTGGGTGCCGCCGGCGCCTGCTACTGTGGAAGTATAGCTCGCGACCTGCTTCTTCTTCGGATGCCAGGCCTTCACACTGACCTCAATATCCTTTGCGGCTTCAAGGTTTCGAGAGACTCGTAGGGCAAGACAATCCGAGGATATCGGTTGCCTGCTTTGATCAATCGAGATGGAATAGGACCCGGACCCACTTCCCAACGGAACGTAGTGGAATTTCCCTTTCCCATCGACAAACCATCGCGCGCCGTCCAGCTCCGCAAGCTTGTGGATCACCTGCGCATAGGAGACGTTGTCGGAAAGCTTGATGAAGTCCTGTTCGAGCTTCTTGCCGGCCATCAGCGCGCTCGACGTCACGTTGCCTGACAGGCCGACACGTCCGATCAGATCGTTGACGATGTCGGATGGCAGCTTGTTCTGCCACTTCTCCGATGTCTTGCGGTGATGCAGCTCCGATGAGTGATCGTGCCCAATGACGCTAATGGTGCGCCCTATAAAGTCGCACGTCACTTTACTGACCCGACCCGTGAAGATCGTCTCGGTTTTGCCACGCGCCATCACGGTCACCGTGGCGGCGCTACCATTCTCGACAGCGATCAAGTCCGCGGCGCCGTCGAGCCCCATCGGGATCGACGCTGTGAAATCGGAGGTCCTTCGCTTGGCTTGCTGGCTGACTGATCCCGATTCGATCGGGAACGCGTATCCGTTGACGCTCAGCCACGCGGCGTGAGGTCCTGCACCGGTCGTGATTGCCATGTGAACTACCTTGTGGCCTGTGAAGCTACCGGCGGCGGGCTGTACGTCCGAGCCCGCCGCCGCGCCATCCGCGCGCTGCACCGTCCCCGGCGAGCACCGCGCTCGATAACTCTATTCCTCAATGAATAAAGCCTTCTGGGTCGTTTGGGCCGATTTGCGCGATATAGTTGGATAGCGCCGTCTGCACCGCGCTGCGCCATGTTGGAGCGGAGTCTAGAAGTTCGCCCACAGCAGCTTGCATATTCGATCCGCCGAATGGCGGCGTAGCGCCTTGGACTGGCACCGCTGCAACTGCGTTGTTGAATCGTGCCTGAAGGGCTGCAGAAAAGGACGTCAACGAGACGGACTGGCCAAGAATCGCGATCGTACCCGCGACAGGGTCGAACGAAACCCCGAGGTCACGGCCTCCGAAAAGGCGGACTGGCCACGTTGTCACAGACATGTTGTGCTTTCCTTCGATTTACCACTGAGCTACGACACCACCACCGGTGCCAAGAGACGTGCCGGTCTGCATCACGCGGCGGACCTGCATCTGAAGCTGAAAGGTCCCGACCCCGAGAGGGATCGTGACCGGCGCACTGTCGCGTTGTTCGTTGGCATAGAGTACGGATATGCCGTTCCCGCCAGTGCCAACGGTTACGATCAGACTCGACGTGACCTGTGAAAGATCGCTGTTGTCGTTCGGTGTAATGGCCGCGCCTGTGCGCGCGGCCGAGACGGGCTCGGCATTGGTGGCGATGAACGGGTCTTTTGCGGTTTTGGGCATTACGCCTCCAACGTTGCAGTCGGATTATCGACCAGCGCCTTGGCGAGGTTGGCCAACGGGCTGGCGTGGCCGGTCGAGCCGACGAACTTCGCGGCAGCCGCCTCGGCCGCGGCCATGTTGAGATCCGCGAAGAGCTTCTTCACGACCTCATCGATGCGATCATTAAGCGTGACGTGCGCCGCGTAGGTATGCTGCAACTTGCCATGAGCCAGTCCGGAAGCTTGCGTTATTGCGGAGAAGTCGTCGAGCAATCGGATCGTCGCGCCGACCTGGTGCGCCAACGCGTGCGCGACAGTTCCCAATTTCGACACGGCCTGTTCGGCTTCCTCGCCGAGCACGTCGATCACAGCCAGGCGAATGTCGGCCTCGATGTTGTGGATGCGGCTCTCGATCGCCGAGCGTTCGCTGCTGTCGGCTGTGCGCCGAAGCTTCTCTTGCGAGGTGTTACGTTGATCGATGGCATCTGCCAGCTTCAAGCGGGCCGGTGTTTCCTTGATCGCGAACTTGATTGCAGACTTCACGTTTTTACTTCCTTGCTTCCTGCGCCAATCGGCATGTATCCGGTCGCAGTCTTGACCATGAGCTGATTTGCGTTCGGCTCGTTGCTGGGCGCTTCCCCGAGGCGCTCCCGCACTTCGTTGACAGTCAAAACGCCATCTTGCACGTAGCGCGACAAGATCTTTGATTGCCGCTCCTGGTCTATCTCATCCTCTTCGACGAAACTGAAGCACAAGTCGCCTGCTTCGAACTCATCATCCATTATCGAGTTGACCAGATCCTCGATAAAGGTCTTGGTGGCGGAGAGTCCTTCCTCTTCGCCGCTCCGATCGTGCTGCTCGGCGATCGACCGGTTGGCCAAGTCAATGAAGGCAGTCGGCGGATACGAGAACGCCGCGCACGTCACGCGCGCGAGCCATTCGTCCAGCTCACTCTTCAGCTCAGGTTCGCGCAATGGGATGTAACTGGAGTCGCCGCCTGCCGGAATGAACTTCATCCGACGTCGAGCACCAAGGTTGCCAGAGAACAGGCTGTCCCAGTATTCCTGCCATCTCGCGACCTGATCAGGCGTCCAAGTCTGCGGCAAAGCGAACAGCGCGTCGGGCTGGTTTCCCTCTCTG